ACCTGCTGCTAGCGTAGTTTGCTGGGAGCGAGAGGAGTATTTTCTTGTTGTCATTTAGTTACCTATCGGCTGTAGTGAACGCGAATTGGATATTGGGCTTGCAGTCTATCTGTTTCTTCACGAAGACGCTGTTGGAACAAAGCGTACAACTGCTTGGTAGCAGTACCGCTAGCACCGAACGGACGCTTGCTATCTGTCTCATCAGCCTGTGGGCTAACTTGAGCAGCACGTGCAGGGTCAAGATATGTAAGAAGACGATATGATGCGCCGAGAATTACTACGTCCCGTGTGGAATTTGGCAGACCAGTTTGTGTTGAGTAGTCTTCTGTATTTGTTGTAAATGGTTCAGGGTCTGTTGCATAGACAACCTTGATTGTGCGACCAGGTTGTACATAGTCACCAATTGTTACTGTCTGTGCTCCAGCACCAAATGCTGTGCTAGATGCTAGCGCATCCCATGACCAGTGACGAATCGGAATCCATTCTTGAGAAGGTCCAATGTCCTGCCACATGATTGTCATGATATTGTGAATGTTTAAGTTGTTAAATGCATACGTTGTCTGTGCTGCATTGAATACGAATGTTGTTGTCTTGACTGCAAAGATAGTCGCGCCAAAGGCTGCGATAGTATCATTGATTGCCTTCTTGATAACATAGCGTGGGAAGGTTGGTGTGATTGTAACCTTGTCACCAGCAGTGTGCGATGCCTTGCTTGTACCTAGATAGCCACGACCCCAAGGTGGTACGGTTGCTGTGTTAGATACACGGTCAAATGAATCTAGCCAGATTAACTCTTCACCAATTTCAATTGTACCCTTACCGATGTTGTCAGTAGAAGCCAACTGTAGGATTACTGGATTAGCAATAGTAGATGCACTATCACTTACGTTCTCAGTAATGTAAGTTGCTCTGTCTTGCTGGTATGTATAACCTGCAAGGTTGATGAGCACTTCATCAATCATATCATTCAAATTAGGCATTGATAGTCCTTAACGCTGCAAGAGCAGATAGTCCAGTAGTAGATGCTAATTCATTACAGATAGCATTGAGATTCTTAAAGTTATTAGGTTGACGATTTGCATCAGCCTTATAGTTGAGAGCGGCGATTAAGCCTTTGCCTGATGTTCCAGCCCAGGCATTGGCAGCACCCTGCGATTCTTTGAACGCAGTCATTAGTGGATAATCTCCACCATTTGCTAAACGATTAAGTTCAGCGCAGAATGATAAACCAGGAATGCTTGCCATGCTTGGACCTCTTTCTTAAATTACTTGCGCTTGTTAGATGTTGTTGATGTTGAAGCAGCCTTCTTCTTAGTAAGTGTTGTCTTACCAAAAGAGCCCTTCTTACCAACAGTTACTTTATCAGCAGCAGCGCGTGCTGCATCTGCAGTAGGTGCCTTGATGGATGCACGTGCTTGTGCTTGTCCAGCCTTGGTTGCATACTCCGATGCTGTACCTACACCCTTTTTAGCCTGCTGCAATGTAGTCTTACCGAATGAACCCTTAGGTCCAACTGTAACCTTTGCTGGTGCAGCCTTTGCAGCCTGTGCTGCTTTAATCTTTGCAACCATAGCAGGTGATACCTTTGGTGTTGAACCAACTAGAGCGCGACCTACTGCTGACTTTGCAAGTCCTGGTGACATCTTAGCGGCTACTGATGCACCCTTACCCTTTGATGCTGCTAGCACACCAAGTGCTGCTGCTGTTCCAAGAGTTCCTTTAATTACATTTGACTTAGTGTTGCTCTTTGCTGGAGCCTTTGTAGATACAGACTTAACAGCAGCCTTAGTCGCAGGCTTGACATTCATTGCTTTTGAACGAGCAGCATCTGCTGATGTTGACTTTGCTGGTAGATACTTATCTACACGTGTGCCGTACATACGGCGAGCACCTTCAATAAATTCTTTGCTTGCTGGGACGTTACGTCCTCCAGGTTGACCGATACTCTTTAGTGATTCAAGAGTCTTTGTCATACCCATCTTCTTAATATTATCAATTGTCTTCTGTGAGACTTTAATCTTTGCCATTACCATTTCACCTTGTCTGCCCAATATGCGGCACTCATTTTTCCTTTGGATATATTGCTTGCATGTCTTGCTTTGAAAGACTTACGTCGTGCTGCATATGATGCAGATTCTCCTGCTTTTTTAGGTGAGCCAGAAACGCCTTGTTGTCCAAAACGTATGGTCTTTACCTGGCTACCTACCTTAGCCACAACAACGTGTGACTTAGTAGGGTGACTGGGTGTACGCTTTGGCTTGTTATAGCCTGCGACACCAGCCCGAGTTAATCTTGAGTCTTTCATCTATAGCCCTTTGTTTTCTTTGCTATTGCTTTAGGTTGCTTTACAAACTGCTTACCTTTAGCATTACCTTTAGCCTTGGCTTTGTTAGTTGCTGCTTTCTCTGCAGGACTTAACGCTGACCATGCTGCTGCTGGTAAATATCTTTTCTTACCTTTAGATGGCTTGCCATCAGAAGTCTTCCACTTCTGTGCAGTCCACTTCTTAAGTGACTGCTGTGATTTAGCCAGTGCCATTACTTGTAGCCTCCGCCTGCCTTCTTGTATTGAACTGCAAGCAACTGTGCCTTACGTGCAGACCATTCACCAGGGTCTCCACCTTTGGAACCAGCCTTAATCTTTTTGAAGAGTGAGGCACGCATACCAGGTTTGGTATAGTTCCCAGCAGCGTTTACTTTAGACTTTGCTGCTTTCTTCTTGACTGCCATTATTACTTGTCGTAACTCTTGTAAACATTTGCGCCATACTTCTTCTTTAGCATTGCAAGGCTTGCTGCATCTTGCTTAGTCATCTTTGGCATCAACTTATTGACATCAAATGTCTTTGCAACTGAACCCTTGGCCACTGCCTTCTTTGCTGCTGCCATGATTACATGCCCTTCTTACGTACCATTGAAGACTTCTTTGCTACACGCTTTGCTGTCTTCTTAACTGCCTTCTTCATTGGCTTGCCTGACTTCTTAGCCTCAGCCTTAGCCATTGCCATACCTTTTGCTGTATAAGCGAATTCTTTGTTTCCTACCATTGGCATTATATTGCTCCCACTTCTTTGAGTACTTCAACCGATTTTTTGTTAATGTCTTGCGCCTTGGGCATCGTGTTAGCATCGTAAGGCTTATTGAGAGCCTCACTAGCAGCATATGCCTGCTGGATGTGTCTATGTGTTGTTCCTGCTGGTTGGATACCTTGTGCTCTTGCATCTTTATAGGCATTCAACTCGCCAACCCACTTCTTATCAGAAATAGGTCGTTTTGCATCTCCTGCATTAAGTTGTAGATTTTTAGCCTTACAGCCAAAACATTCAGGTCCACACTTAGTGTGGTCTACAAACACATCGGTAGTCGGAAATGGTTCTTCTGATGTGGCATCACACTGGGTGCAACCATACAAAGCAGAGAAGGGAACCATGTCCCCATCTTCTAGCCTGTAGCCCCACTTAAGTACTTTACTAATATGTTCGTGTTCCATTGTCCCTACACTTCTGTGAAGTTTGCTTCTGTAATATCAATATCTGCTGCAATTAAAGCAGCCTTAGTCTCATCACTTACTTCATAGTTTCTTCCACCACGATAGACTTCTTCGTAGGTTGGAATGTCAGAATCTACTAAGTATCGTGCAAGATAGTAGACACCTTCTTGTTTTACCACTGATACGCCAACGTCCATTTTGTAAAAGTAGAATAGGCGTGCTCCGCCTATAGGACCTTCTTGTACTGTTGGTGTTTTGAATAGCCAAGTAGCCATTAGTCCTCCTTAGTGAACTTACTGATGAGCAGAGGTTTCCCTCTGCCCACCCGTCAATTAACTACTAGAGAGCAGCGATTGATGAGCCTGTTTCGATACGATACAGTGCTTCTTCACGGTAGCGTGCAAAGCCGAGTACGCCGTACCAACCCATTGGGCGGAAACGCATCAACTTGTCAACGACTGGTCCGATAACTGTGTGTGGCTCTTCTGCAACAGCCTGAGCCATTGCTTGCTTTCCACATACGATTGTAGAGAATACGCGAGTTACTGGAGTTACAGTTACTGTCGCTCCAACTGTTACTGCTCCAGTGTTTGCTGTGTCAACTGTAATGGTTGTTGTTGAACCACTTGTTGAGATAGCAGTAATCTTTGCACCAGATGCAATACCTGTTGCAGCAATCTTGTCGCCAACTTCGGCGCGAGATGCAATAACAGATGATGAAGCAACACCAATAGTAAATCCTGCTGATGTTCCTGCTACAGTTGCTGTTGTTGTTGCCAATGCTGTCTGGTCTGCACCTGTCTTAGCATTGAACAAACGTGATGACTCTACGAAGAATGCGCCTTCGTACTCACCGATTTCTCCAGCCCAAATCTTGCTTGATTCAGAGGCAGACTGTGACTGTGGGTAGCGCCATCCAAGGTCGCCTGTTT